ATCGCCTTTGTATTTGTGTGGGTTTCTTGGCCTAAACCATCCTTTATAAGACATAAATATTATGTATTATCAACCAACGGAACAACCATGCCATTATTCGGATTCGGAGATATTTCTTTTGATAAAGGATCACCACAGAGAAAAGGACCTTTGGCTCCTCTTGTAGGTAGTGATTTTGAAACAACCACACTAAGATATCCATTAGATTTAGGTAATTTTGATAAAGGACATTATGTTGTCTTTTATATACGAGAACAAAAACAAACAAGTGCAGGATTGAGTGTTGGTAAAAATAACTACGCACCAAATCAAGAAACTTTCACTAAAGATGTGACACAATATACTCCGACCACCATTTCTTCACTATCACAAAATCCACAAGCATTAGCTACATCTTTTGGTAATGAGTTGATGGGTAAAATTAATAGTGGTCTCAACCAAATCAATCAAGCAACAGGTGGTAATCTTGGAGGAATCACATCTCAGATTAGTAAAGCCGCAGGTGGTGCAATTGGTGGTATTGTTGGTGGTGTAAACAATCTTTTTGGCCAAGCAGGATTAAATTTTGGTGGTAGTTCAGCACAAACATCTGCGGTTCTTGACCAAAGTATCAAAAGAATTTCAAATAAAAGTTTTATTAAAACAACAAGACTCACTAAAGATGCAATTGCACTTTATATGCCAGATACTTTGTTATTTAACTATTCACAAGCATACGACCAAAAAAGTATTGGTGGTGAAATGTTGGCACAAATTGCTGCTGCAGGTCGTGCTGCAATTGAAGCAAGAGAAGCCGCAGGTGAAGCAGATGGTAATGATGCCGCTGTAAAGAGTGCTCTTGAATCTGCCGAACAAATTCTTGTTCAGAGAGGCGGTACTGCACTTGGAAGATTAACTGGTTCTGAAGGGTCTGCACAAGTTGCTCTTGCGGCTCTTGGTCGTGTTCAAAACCCAATGTTAGAATTGATTTATCAATCGCCAAATTTCAGAACATTTCAATTTGACTTTATGTTTTACCCAAGAGATGAAAGGGAAGCAATTGAAGTTCAAAGAATGCTTGAGAGATTTCGTTTTCATCAGGCACCAGAAAGACTTAAAGGTGGTTTTCTAATACCACCTGCCGAGTTTGATATTAAATTCTATTATCGTGGAAAAGAAAACAATAACATTCCACAAATTGCAACATGCGTTCTCACAACAATTGATATGAACTACGCACCAAATGGTTGGGCTGCATATGAAGTTCCTGGTGAAAATGATCCTTTCTTAGGTGGTACAGGTATGCCAGTTGCAATTCAGTTAACACTTCAATTCCAAGAAGTTACTTACCTCACTAAAGAAGATTATCGAAAAGAATTGGCACTCAACACAACAACCGAAGCTGGAGGAAGATAATGGCACGATACTTCAATTATTTTCCTACAACAGTCTACTCTGCAAATAATAAGTCGAGTGGTCTTGACATTATTACGAATCTCATTGCAAGATTTGGTTTTGAAGCATCACTTAAAGAAAATGCAGCAGCATTTTACAAGTATGATATTCAAGATTCTGATACACCAGAAATCATTGCATCAAAATATTATGACAATCCAGAAAGACATTGGATTGTTCTTTCGTTTAATAACATATACGATCCACAATGGGATTGGCCTTTACCGCAAGATTCTTTAATCAAATATATTAACGATAAGTATTCATCAAATGGGTCTGCAAACACACCTGCACAAACAGGTATTGTTTGGTCTCAAAATATTAACAACATTCATTCATACTACAAAGTAATTACACGAACAAATGTTGACGACCAATCAATCATCGAAACAATAGAACTTGATGCCAACACTTGGGCAAATACTGCCGCATATGATGTAGATTATACTTTACAAGATGGTTCTGTAATCAATGAGACTTTAACAAAAACAAGAAAAACATACTATGAATATGAAGTAGAAGAAAACGATAAGAAAAGAACTATCAATTTATTGAAACCTGAATTTGTCCTTGCGGTTGAAAAAGAATTCAAACGCATCATTAAAGGTAAAACATGAGCATTTCAGTAAAAAAGTCTACGCAGTTTACAATTAATGAATTATATATAATTACCAAAACTGGTGAAGCAATCGACATTAAATCGATTTATGAAGAAATGAGCATTTTTGATTCTCTATTCACACCTGTAATGAGTGGTAATATTTTGATTAGAGATTCGATTGGTCTTTCAGGTATTCTTTTATTTGATGGAACAGAAATGTTATTGGTTGACATTTCAAAAGATGAAAATTCAGACATTGCAAATTTCCGTAAGGCGTTTCGCATCTACAAACAATCAAGTCGTAAAAATCATGGTATGAATAGTGAATCATATGTTTTGCGTTTTGCTGCCGATGAGATTCTTTATTCAGACCAACAAAAAATAAATCAGTCTTATGAAGGAACTTATTCAAAAGTTGTTGGTAAAATTCTTACAGACTATCTAAAAGTACCAGAAAATAATCTTGGTGGTCGTTATGAAGATTCTGTAGGTGTTCGTAAAATTGTAATACCAAATTTAAGACCACTTGAAGCAATTGAATGGTGTGCAAAAAGAGCAGTTGATAAAAATCAATCACCAAACTTTTTATTTTTTCAAAACATGACAGGTTTTAATTTTGTGACACTATCAACATTGTTGTCTGAAATTGATATTCTTGATGTTCGTATTGAACCAAAAAATCAAACAAAATCGAATCCAATTTTTGAAATGAGTTCTGCAAGAGCATTTGAAGTTGTTGCACAAGCGGACAGTATCGAAAGAATTCGTTCAGGTATTAATTCTGGTCAATTTATAGGTTTTGACCCAATCACAAGAACAACAGCAAAGAAACAAATTAATTTTGATTCTATCTACAATTCTTTAAAACATGCAAACGATAATCCAAATTTGAGTATTGAATTGAACCGAGATGGTAAAGATGTGAGGCAGTCTTTCGATTCGAAAAAAACTGTAAATATTTTTAGTGCAGCTCAACAATTGAGTAGTTACATTAAAAAGAATGATGGTGCCCTTTTATCTGTTCTTGATAACATGGAAAACTTCTTATTTCAAAGAAAAGCAATTATCGATTTACTCATGTCAAAAAGAATTAAAGTGGTGATGCCTGGCAATTTTCAATTGTCTTCAGGTTTCAATGTAAATGTTATGGCGCCAACACTTGGTAAAAAAGAACAAGGTGCGGACAACCTTGATCCAAGTATGAATGGTAAATATTTAATTGTTGCTTCAAGACAGTTAATTAAATACGATAAACACGAAACAATTATTGAAGTTGCATCTACATCAACAAACAATGAATTTATTCCTTCTGCAAGTCCAAAACAGAATGAAGCTTACTTGAGTTATTAATATGGAACAACAAAAAGATTTTGCAGGTAAAGGTGGTTTTATATGGTGGATTGGCTTTGTTGAAGACAGACAAGACCCACTTAAATTAGGCCGTGTGAAAGTGAGATGTGTTGGTTGGCATGCTGACAATAAAATGCAATTGCCGACTGCAAACTTACCATGGGCAATGACCGCATTTCCACCAAACAATACAAATCCATATGTACCAAAAGAAGGTGATATGTGTTTTGGATTCTTTTCAGATGGTGAAAACATCCAAGAACCTGTTCTACTTGGAGTGTTTCCAAGTATTCCACTCAAAGCGGCCAATCCACAAGAAGCATTTAGTGATCCAAGAGTTGCGGCACAATTAGCTGCATCACCAAGACCACCAAAATCAAAAGATTATAAAACTGATGGTAGTGGAATTGTAATTACAGAAGAATCACAGGCAAAAAATAATCCAATCAATCTTGATGAACCATCTACATCACGCATTGCAAGAAATGATTCGGACACAATTACAAAAACTTTCATACAAGAAAGAAAAGAAAAAAAAGTTTCAAGTGTTCCTACTGCAACATCTACTTGGAATGAGCCAGAAACAAAATATGGTGCTGTCTATCCTTATAATAATGTAATGGAAACTGAGTCTGGTCATATCGTAGAATATGATGATACACCAGGAAAAGAACGAATTCATATTGCACACCGTAATGGTAGTTTTACAGAATGGTATCCAGATGGCGATAGAGTTGAGAAAATAACAAAAGACAAATACACTATCGTTATGAAAGACGATAAAGTTTATATCATGGGAGACTGCAACATTACGGTTCAAGGCAATGCACAAGTTTATGTAAAGAAAAATGCTGATGTTAAAATTGATGGTAATGTAAATGTTCGTGTTGGTGGTAATTACAATGAACAAGTTGGTGGCACATACACAGTTAATTCTGGTGGTGCCATGAAATTTACTGCACCAAGGATTGATTTGAACTAATATGGCTCACGAATTTCTTATTTTGTTAAATGGTGAATTGGTAACATATACAAAGTATGAAGATATACCCGAAACATTTGATAATCTCATTCGATTTGTACCTGAAATACCTGAACCACCACACACTCACGACCAACACGAAGAAATTGATTCTTGGAATTATAAGTTAAAAGAATTGATGAAAAGAGAAACAAATGGCCTTATCATTAACAATTAGTCCTGCTGGAGATGATCCACTTACACAAATAGAGTCTACTTTAAGGTCGGTGAGAACAGTTAACGCACTAATTACACCAACAGGAGATGCAGGAGAAGTTGTTAATAATGTTACGGCAATAATAACAAGTAATGATGGAGTTAGTAAAAATATCGTAATCACACCAAGTGTGTTAAATGTGTCAATTGTAGGAAAATATGATGATCCATTTGTTGATATTTTTAAATATGTAAGTAAAGGTAGTTCGGATAAAATTGAAAATCCAACTTCAGTTGTTGGTGTTGCAAATGTTCCCCCCAATAAAGAATTGTTTGATTTAGACCAAGATTTAAGACAACTTGAAACTGTAGAATATGAGATTACAGTAGAATATGAGGATGAATTTTTTGCTCCTGCAACGGAATCTTTTACAGTTACACATGATATAATTAACGAACTTGAAGCTATTCGTTCTTTTATGGACAGTTATGTTGTTCCTCCTCCTGTAGATAACTTCGATACGAATTAATATGCCAGCTGCCACAAGAATTGGTGACCCAGATAACGCACATTGTTCAGGAATGGTTCGTGCGGCAGGATCAGGTAATGTATTTGTTAATGGTATTCCTTGGTCAAGACAAAGTGATGTGAATAGTGTGCATTTACTACCTGGTTCTCCTTGTCCGGCTCATGCCGCTCCAATTACCACAGGTAGCACCAAAGTATTTGTGAATGAGCTTGGTGCAGGCCGAGTCGGTGACGCAATTACAGGATGCACTTCGGTAGCAGCAGGTTCACCAAATGTCTTTGCCGGATAGAATAAATAGACGATGGCAACAATTACGACAAATATAGAGACTCCAAGAAGTTTTAAAGACTTGGATTTAAACTTTACTGCACATCCTATTCGTAAGGATGTGACAAAGCATATCAACGAATATGCAATTATCAATTCAGTCAAAAATTTAATTCTTACAAATCATTACGAAAGACCATTCCAACCAGAACTTGGAAGTAATATTCGTAGGCTTTTGTTTGAAAATGTTGATGTAATCATTGCGGCACGAATCGAAAGAGAAATTGTAGAGACTATTGAAAACTTTGAACCAAGAGTTCAAGTATCGAAAGTAACTGCAATTCCAGCACCTGACGAAAACAGTTACCAAATAGAATTAGAATTTTTCATTGTGAATAGGCCTGATCCTGTCACAATCACATTTTTCTTAGAACGGATTAGATAGAAATGGCAGACCGTCTACGAGTTACCGAACTTGATTTTGATACAATCAAAAACAACTTAAAGACTTTTCTAAATCAACAGTCAGAGTTTACTGATTACGATTTTGAAGGTTCTGGCTTGAATATTCTTTTAGATATTCTTGCATACAATACCCACTATAACGCATACTATCTAAACATGGTTGCCAATGAGGCATTCCTTGATACTGCACAGTTGAGAGATTCAGTAGTGTCACATGCAAAGACATTAGGTTATGTTCCTTATTCAAAGAAAGCACCTTCTGCGAGAATTAATTTTACTGCTCAATCTTCAAGTGCAAATAATGGTTACATGACTTTGCCAACAGGTTATGGTTTTCTGTCAAATCAAATTGAAGGTACATCATATAACTTTGTTGTTCTTGATGACATTATTGTCTCGAAAGCCAATTCACAGTATTATTTTGCGAATGTTGATATTTACGAAGGCCAACTTGTAACATACAACTTTGTTCTTGACGAACAATCTAATCCAAAACAAATCTTTACTTTACCAGAAGCAAACATTGATACAACTACAATTAAAGTTTCAGTCACTCCAGCATCTGGAAATACTCAGGTTACAGTCTATAACTTGGTGAGTGATGTTCTTGATGTGACTTCAACATCTGAAGTTTACTACTTACAAGAAGACAAAAACGGTAAGTTTCAAATTTATTTTGGTAATGATATTATAGGTAAAAAATTACCTGACGGTGCAACTGTTTCAGTTCGTTACCTTGTCACAAATGGTATTGTTTCTAATAAAGCAAATAATTTTATCGCAACAAGTTCTCTCACCGATTCATTGAGTGAGAGTATCAACAGTTTTACAATCGACAATGTATCTGCTGCAGCTGGTGGTTCTGAAAGAGAATCCATTGATGAAATCAAATTCAATTCTGCATCACAGTTTACAACACAAAATCGTCTTGTTACTTTTAAAGACTACGAATCATATCTGAGGCAGAATTATCCTGCAATTAATACACTTTCTGTTTGGGGTGGCGAAGATGAAACACCTCCAGTTTTTGGTAAAGTATTCATCTCAATCAAACCAAAAGCAAATTTCTTTTTGACTGAGACAGAAAAACAGAGAATTGTTACTGAGATTATTAAACCAAAATCTATCGTATCAATTGATGCCGAAATAGTTGAACCACAATTTCTTTTCATTATTGTTGATAGTTATGTTGAATACGATAAGAACAAAACAACTCAAAGTGCCGATGCAATCAAGAACGCAATTCGTAGCGCAATTTTAATTTATAACACTACAAGTTTGAGTGATTTTGGTTCTGTTCTTGTTCTTTCAAAATTACAAGATTCAATTGATGGTGTCAATCTCAATGCAATTCGTGGTTCTGAAACAATCATAAGATTACAAAAACGATTTGAACCTGATTTAACTGTTGCTAAAAATTATACAATTAATTTTAATAATGAATTGTACCGTGGCACATTAAATGATAGACTTGTTTCAAGTGAGTTTGATGTATTTGATGTTTTTGGTATTCTCAGAAAAGCACAAATAGAAGAAGTGTCACAATCATTTACAGGCATTTCAGAAATTCAAGTTGCAAACCCAGGTTTTGGATATACAACAACACCAACAGTAACAATTACAGGTGATGGTATTGGTGCAACAGCTACTGCAAAAGTTGTAAATGGAAGAATCGAAAGTATTACAGTCACCAATCGTGGTATTGACTACTCACGAGCACTTGTCACAATTTCTGGTGGTAATGGTTTTGGTGCTTCTGCTGTGGCAGTTCTTGATTCAAGATTTGGTTCGGTAAGAACATATTATTACAACGAAAATGCACAAAAAGTAATTCTTAATTCTGCTGCCGGTACGATTGACTATTTGAACGGTATCATTACACTTGAAAACTTCAGAGTTCTTTCAGTTGATGAACCAGATGGTCTCATTCGATTGACTGCTCGAGCAGAAAAAGGTATTATTTCATCAAATAAGAACACTATTATCACGATTGATAGTGAGGACTCAACATCAATTTCAACTGAACTTGTTGCGATTTAATGGCAGATTTTAAAACATCTTTACTGGTTAATCGTCAAGTTCCTGAATACATTCGGGAAGAATATCCTGTCTTCATCACTTTTCTTGAAGCCTATTATGAGTTTCTTGAAAACGAACAAGGTTCTCAAAAAAATGATTTAGTTAAAAGGTCAAAAGACCTAAGAAATCTTCCTGATGTGGACCAATCAATTGAAGATTTTCAAAATTCTTTCTTTAACATGTATGCATCTCTTGTACCTCAAGATGTTGCAGTTGATAAAGCAACACTCATTAAAAATGTATTACCTCTTTACCTATCAAAAGGTTCTGAAAATTCTTTTAAATTATTATTCAGATTACTTTTTGCTAAAGAACTTGAAATTTCTTATCCAAGAAGCGATGTTCTCCGTGCATCAGATGGTAAATGGTTACTTGAAAAATTCTTAAAAGTAAATGACATAATATCAACTGTCTATACAGGTAATGGAACAACAAAAATTTTCGATATAATTCCTTGTCGTTGTCCAATTACAAGTGGTGCACTTGAGTTTTCTGGTGAAGTTTTTGTAAATGATGTTTTGGTACCAGAAACAAACTATTTCGTAAGAAAAGACATACTAAAATTATACTTCTATACTCCACCTGCAAATGGTGCATCAATTGAAGTTTTTTATAATAATGCAGATAGAGAAATAATAGTTGCCAGAAAAGTTACCGGCGGAACATCTGGTGCTACCGCTCTTGTTGAAAGAATTGGTACTCAAATTCTAAACAATCGTATTGTTAATGAATTGTATATTAGTGAAAAAACTCTTAATGGTGATTTTGATATTGGAGAAGAAATTTTTACAGACTATGTTACAAGTGAAGATAATTTAGTTACTATAAAACTTCGAGGTGTATCAAGAGTTATTGCAGTAAATGTTATTGACGGAGGTTCAAACTATCAAGAAGGTGATGCAGTTATTATTAATGCACCTGAAGCAGAAATTAAACCTCTTGCAAAAATTTCAAAAGTTTTTAGTGGTAAAGTCAATGCAATACGAATTCTTGATGGTGGTGCAGGATTTCAAGTACCAAAAAGAATTGCAGCGGTAGGTTTTGCAAATACAGAACTTGACTTTGCCGTTGGTGCCGTTTCAGGCACATATGCAAATTCGGTCGCAGATGTTTTTTTTATTTACTCTGATGTAATTTCAGATATTGATCCTGCAAACACCACAATCAATACAACAGACTACAATTTTCCAGGAAACACATCACCATTTGGTGTTACAAATGCAAATACTGTTTTACAGAGTGCGTTTTCAAATGCAACATTTACTTTGATTGGTGGTATTAGCAATGTTGCAATCATCACATCAAATGTCATTGTTTCAACATCACCAGTATTAAATGCAGAACCTGCAACAGTTACGATTTCTCCACTTACTGCAAATACACCTAATAACACAATTGTTTCGATTGACACCTATGGTTCAGTAGGTAAACTTAGAATTATTAGTCGTGGTTCAGGATATCAAATTGGTGATGAATTGATATTTAAAAATCCACCAAATCGTATGGCATTTGGTGTTGGTGCAGAAGGTGAAGTATCAAATA